AACATGTAATACAATCTTATGATACGGCATTTATGAAAAAAGAAACAGCCGATTATTCTGCTATAACAACTTGGGGTGTATTCTATTTAAATGAAGACTCAGGACCTCAATTAATATTGTTAGATGCTTTAAAGAAACGATTAGAGTTTCCAGAATTAAAAAGATTAGCATATCAGCAATATATGTATTGGAACCCTGAAACAGTTCTTATTGAATCTAAAGCATCAGGATTACCTTTAACCTATGAATTACGTAAGATGGGTATACCAGTTGTTAACTTTACACCAAGTAAAGGAAATGATAAGCATACCAGAGTTAACAGTGTTGCACCTCTATTTGAGAGCGGTTGCATATGGGCGCCCACTCACAAAGACTTTGCTCAAGAGGTAATAGAGGAGTGTGCAGCATTCCCTTATGGGGAACACGATGACTTAGTAGATTCTATGACGCAAGCTATAATGAGATTTCGTCAAGGAGGGTTTATTGATCATCCAGAAGATCACATTGATGAGCCATTAGTTCATCAAGAGAGAACGTATTATTAATATGATTAAAAATATTTCAATAGATAAATTAACTCAACCAAGATTTTTTACAAGAAAATCAAGAGCACCTTTACCTAATAAAGTTTTAACTCCTATGAAGAGTAGATTAAATTCTAATGAAGTTGAAACACAACCTTATGGTAAAACAAGTCCAAGAGAATCTATTGTTGAACCTCAAATAGGTTATGATGTTAATCAACCTGTTTATCATGGTCATATGAAAAAGAAAGATCCTGTTATGGATAAGATTGCTCCTAAAAAATATATATCTGAATTAGGTTCTAATTTTCAAACTACTATGGCTCCTATTAAACATGTCTTAGGAAATGTAACTAGATTAAAAATGCCTACAAAAATTATCAGTGATGAAATTCACTTAGCGCCTGCTCCTCACATGTTTCACTGGTTTCCAGCTTTAGTAAACAAAGTTGAAAAAGACGGAATAGATGTTACTCAACATGTTAAAACTTTACCAGGTCAAATTGTTAAACAATTAAATTTAGGTAATGAACATATCTTTATGTACATTGATCAAAGCGGAATGATACGTGTTGATGTTCAAGGACCTTATGCTGCTTACCCAGATCCAAAAACTTTAAGAGGAACTTTTAGTATGGAATATATTCCACCTAAGACACATGTTGATCCTAGTATTGGAGTTGTAATGAGTACTCCAGCTGATTTTAAATTTATTGAAAAAAGAGCTCATCATAATTTAGATGAACCACAACTTAATTCACCTATTAAAATTAAACATACTTCTTTAATGCCACGTGTTGCAATATCCGATATTGCACCTATCGAGAGTAAACTAACTAACAGAAGTATTGATAGAATACGATTAGAGAGAAACATTATCAAAGGACAAAACGTTAAACCTAACATTAATCTAGACCTAAGCAGCAGGCGACTAGATACTATCTAATGGTAAAAAAATTAACAACTACTATACCTCCTTTAAGAGGACCCTGCCCACAAGGCTTGAATATCCCTGATAAAAAGGTTAAGGTAATATCTTCGGAGAAAAATAATAATGGCAACTATAGACAAGTCACTACCAAACGTTAATCAAGAATTTACCGTTCCAACGGCAGATGAGATTGCACAAAGCAAGGTAGAGCCCATTCAAGAAAAAGGTCCTGTTGACGTTACACAAAATGAAGACGGAAGTGCTGATGTAAATTTTGATCCAAACGAAAAACAAATGCCTCAGGATCAACCTGAAAATCATTTTGATAACTTAGCTGAATTATTAGACGAACAAGTTTTAGGTCCTATTGGATCAGAACTATGTGATGACTTTGAACAATATAAAACTTCACGTCAAGATTGGGAAAAAGCATACACAGACGGATTAGATCTATTAGGATTTAAATACGAAAGAAGAACAGAACCATTCAAAGGAGCTTCCGGCGCCACTCATCCAGTGCTAGCGGAAGCTGTAACACAATTTCAAGCGCAAGCTTATAAAGAATTATTACCCGCTGAAGGACCTGTTAGAACTCAGATTATAGGTGCAGTAACTACTCAAAGAGAACAAGAAGCACAACGTGTTAAAGAATTTATGAACTATCAAGTTATGGATGTTATGAAAGAATATGAATCTGAATTTGACCAAATGTTATTTTATTTACCTTTATCAGGATCAACATTTAAAAAAGTTTATCATGATGAACTACTTGGAAGACCCGTATCTAAATTCATTCCTGCGGAAGATTTAGTAGTTCCTTATTCAGCAACTTCATTAGAAGACGCCGAAGCAATTGTTCATATTATAAAAATGTCTGAGAATGATTTACGCAAGCAGCAAGTAGCAGGATTTTATAGAGACGTACCTTTAACTGCTCCTGATGGAATGCAAACAGATTTACAAAAAAAACAAAATGAATTAGAGGGAATTCGTAAAACTTCTGATAATAATATTTTTACATTATTAGAATTTCATACTTATTTGGATCTTGAAGGATTTGAAGATAAACATCCCAAGACTGGTGAGCCCTCTGGAATAAAACTGCCCTACATTGTAACCATAGAAGAAGACTCAAGAGAAGTTTTATCTATTAGACGTAACTGGGAAATATCAGATCCTAAAAAAGAAAAAATACAATACTTTGTTCATTTTAAATTTTTACCAGGTTTAGGTTTTTATGGATTTGGTTTAATTCATATGATTGGTGGATTATCACGTACAGCAACATCTGCACTTAGACAATTATTAGATGCAGGAACATTAGCTAACCTACCAGCAGGATTTAAAATGCGTGGTATTAGAGTTAGAGATGATGCACAACCAGTTCAACCAGGTGAGTTTAGAGATGTAGATGCTCCTAATGGAAATTTAAAAGATGCTTTTATGATGCTACCTTTTAAAGAACCATCACAAACATTACTACAATTAATGGGAACAGTGGTTCAAGCGGGACAAAGATTTGCATCTATTGCTGATATGCAAGTAGGAGATGGAAACCAACAAGCTGCAGTTGGTACAACAGTTGCTTTATTAGAACGTGGTTCAAGAGTTATGTCTTCTATTCATAAAAGAATATATTCAGCTTTGAAACAAGAATTTAATTTATTAGCTAGACTATTTAAATTATTTTTACCACCTGTATATCCTTATGATGTGGTTGGGGGAGCAAGACAAATTAAACAAGCAGACTTTAATGATAATGTTGCAGTAATACCTGTAGCAGATCCAAATATATTTTCACAAACACAAAGAATATCTTTAGCACAAACTGAAATGCAACTTGCTGCATCTAATCCAGCGATGCATAATCAATATCAAGTTTATAGAAACATGTATGAAGCATTAGGAGTTAAAGATATAGATAGAATTTTAATTCAACCACAACCACCTCAACCAAAGGATCCTGCTTTAGAACATATTGCGGCTTTAGCAGGACAGCCGTTCCAAGCTTTTCCTGGTCAAGATCATAGAGCTCATATCACTTCTCATTTAAATTTTATGGGAACCAATATTGCAAAAAATGCTCCAGCATTAACTGCTGCATTACAAAAAAATATTTTTGAACATATTTCTATTATGTCACAGGAACATGCTGAATTAGAATTTAGAAATGAATTACAGCAATTACAACAAATGCAACAACAGATTCAATCTATGCAACAAGGTCAACAACCTAATCCACAATTATTACAACAAATGCAAATGCAAGCTAAAAATTTAAATGATCATATTGAAGCTAGAAAAGCAGAATTGATTGCTGAGTCTATGGATGAATTTTTAAAAGAAGAACAACAATTAACTGCTCCAACTAATGACCCTATTGCTGCTTTAAAAGCAAGAGAACTTGATTTAATGGCTCAGGAAAATGAAAGAAAACAAAAAGAAGGTGAACAAGCCCATGATTTAAATAGAATGAAGGTTTTATTTAATAGAGAAAATCAACACCAAAAACTTGGTCAAAATGAACATTTAGCTAATATGAGGGCTAAAACATCTATAGAAAAGACTATTTTAGGAAAAACATTAAATCCTAAGGTTGAAAAAAAACAATAAAAGGAGTATAATAACAATATGAAAAAACAAACTAAAGTTGGTAAAGTTATGCACGAATTTAAAACAGGAAAATTACATTCTGGTAAATCTGGAAAAATAGTTAAGAATCCAAAACAAGCTATTGCTATTGCTTTATCCGAAGCAAGAAAATCAACTAAGGGATATGCTAAAGGTGGAGAAGTTATAGCACCTACTAAAAATCAAGTACAAGCAGAAGCTCACGATGTAGATTTTTCACAATTCACA